CTTCTATACTATTTCTAGGTTTTGAAATATCACTACCTAATATTTTACTAATTTTATAATCTCTAATATCAGATATATTATCAATATTAACTAAAACCATACAACTACAAATTAAGTTAGTTTCTACTAACCTTTTATTAATATGACTTTGTATAAAATTTGTAATATCGTGTTTACGTGAATTATTTTTAAGTCCAAAAACTTCCATAGATTTTCTACAGAAAAAAGAGATTATACCTTCGATATAATCTCTCTCAATTTCATGTAATTCTTTCATTTATACTATTCCTAATTCTCTTAATTTAATATCTCTTTTTATTGAATCATCAACAACAAGTTGAACATCTACCTTAGAAACCCATTTATCTTGCATAAAATTAATAATTCCTTGTTTATTAGCAGTATCTCTTCCTACTTTATGAGTTGATGTAAAATCAAGTGCTTTAACTTTAACTTTGTCTGTTGATACTTCCAATACTTCAAGTTCATAAGTAACCTCAAAATTGACTTCTTTTGGTGTTCCTTTTTCTATAATTAATCCATAATCAGGAAAAATTACTTTATCACCTGGCTCAATTAACATAAGTTCTTTATTGAATTTCTCCATTTCGGTATTTTTACCTTTTTGATTACTCAACTCTTTTTTAAGTTTGGAATTTTCTGAGTAGAATTTATGTAATAATATTACTGATAATAATAAACATACTGCTAATATAATCTGTGTTATTATCATAGTGATTAAATTTCGTAATACATATCAGAGTACATTGTAGATCTTTTAAGTATTTCCTTAATCATTTCAAGTCCAATATCTTGAACTGATACTAAGAAAACTGGATGTTCTAGTATAGTAAACTCAACAACCTCACCAGTCGCCAATTTTTTCATATCTACTTTACTTATATAAATAACTGCTTTATTGTAACCACTTCCATAGGTTATAGAACCTTCTTTACATACTGCGGTGAAATTCACTTCATTTAGTGATATTCTAATTTCTTTTTGTTCTGTCATATTTATATCTTTATTATTTTATTCAATTATTATATATTGTTTAGTAAACCTTCTAATTAATATTTATCATATTACAAATATACAATAAAATATACATTTTCAATAAAAATCTTTTAATATATACACTAATAAAAATTTATAATTAAATAATATGAAATGGATTAAATCTAGAGAGTTGTTTATAAATGAGGCAAAAGTAAGAGACGTTATTTTTCCTAGACAAGCAAAAGAAGTTGCAAAAATATGGGGTGAAAAATATTTAGACTATGAGGAAATATTACCTACTAGTAATATAGAACAAGGTAAATGGTTACTTTCAAAAGAAGATAAATATGAAGCTCTTAAAGAATTTACAGGTTCTGATATTGAAAAGTTATTTGAATTATTCAATTCTTTACCAGAAGGATTTGTTGAATTTATATCAACTACCGTTTTTAATGAAAAAGTAAAAGATATTAATATAAAAAGTCCAACTTTGGATGAAATGTGTGTTATTTTTGATAGTATTTTCAAAAAAATATCAGTAAATGATAGTATATCAAACAATGTTATTTCAAAAGATGAAAATGGTGTACCTCTTAGAGATGAAGGTGGTAACATGATTAAAGTTGAAAAGACTGCAGGTGAACTAGTTCTTTCAAATAACCTAGTTAACATAAATGCTGCAATAACTGATTATAATACATTGGTTGATAAATATGTTGAATTGAAATTAGGTGATAAATATAAATTGGAAGATAAAATTATACCTGCTAATAAATTATCTGGTGACCAAAATTTGGCAAACTTTATAAATTATGCGAGAAGTAATGAAAATAGAGACTTTAAATATGACTTTGAAATCTTTAATAAAGATATTTACTTATCAATAAAACACAATCCAAAGGATATATTAAACATGTCTATATCTAAATTTTATGCATCTTGTCAACATTTATATACTGGGGGTTATAGAGATCAATTACTTGGAAATGTTTTTGACCCAAATAGTATTCCTGCATTTTTAATATTTGATACACCTATCTTTCAAGGAGATGAGAAAATTTCAGATACATTGCCTTTATCAAGAATGGTTATAAGAAATTTAGAATCACTTGATAATAAAAAATCAGAAGTTAAATTATTTTTTGATAGAGCTTACCCAGATAGAATGCAGTCATTTTTTGTTAAAATAGTTGAGAAATATACTTCAAATAAAAATATTGGACAAGTTGGTAGTAACTGGTATGTATATTCACCAGATCTTGGAGATGATGCGGAACTAAAACAACCATATCACGATAGATTTGGTAGTAATATTAAAAGAGTAAAATATATTGGAATAAATACCAAAACTCTTTATCTTAATAAATTATACGATTGGAAAAATGTAAAAGTTGCTGCAAATTCTAGTATTAAAGAATTAGTAATAGAAACTACTGATATTCCAGCAAATCTTTTAGATATTCCATTGAATCTTGACTGGGTTAAATTTAAACTTTTAGAATTGAAAACATTGAAACCATTTTCTAAAATAAAATTTGATTCAATCGCATTTGATAAATGTAAATTCGCTATTAATATTTTTAATGATATTAATAAAAGTACACCTAATATTAAGAAAATAAAATTAATTAGTTGTGATAATGTTGGAGTTCCTAATTTCGGTCAATTTTCTGAATTGGAAGAATTACACTTATTATACACATTAGATTCATTAGATGAATTAGAACAAGCATTAATTGATACTAATCTTAAAAAACTTGTGGTTTCTGGTGACTTAATTACTAAAGAATCAAAAGAATTTTTTAGTTCAATTAAATCAAAAGGAATCAAATTGGAAATAGTAGGTCCAGTTATATAAATTTTTAAATAAATAAAATTATGAGACAATTAAAATATATTAAATTATTTGAAGCATTTGATTCTATTAAGTTATCAAAGACTTTGGGTTTTATAAACAAAGATAGTAGAAAAAAATTCAGTGATGATGTTAAGAAAATATGTAGTAGATCTGATTTTCCATTATCAAAAATAAATGATGATGTATTTGAATACCTACCATTTAAAAGAGCATTGGAATATTCATTTGATGTTGAAGATGTACCGTGTACTGCAACATCAGTAGGTATCTTTAGTGATAAAGGTATTGCAGGTGAGAAATGTGAAAAAGGTAAGATAAAAAGATCTTGGGGTGCTGGACGTGTTAGAATAGTAGATTGTGAAAATTGTGGTGGTACTGGAATCGAACCAAGAAAACCAGATCTTAAAATTATTAAATTTTGGTTTAATAGTGATGGTGAATATGTCGGTAAAACTGGAGTTGATGGTGTTGTAAGAGGTAGTAGTGCTAATGTTATTGGTAAAAAAGATCAATATTCTACTGATATAGAAGATTATATAGTTGGTAAAGAATTAAGTTTGGATGAAGTAAAGGCCTTAACTAAAGGAACTCCTATATTAGTTGACTTTCCTACTGGTCAACTTTCTTATGATTTTAGAAGTAAAAATAAACCTGTTGTTGCAACATTTTATAAAGACAATAATTCTTGTTGGGGAATTCAAGATGAGTTGGGTACATATGATAATCCTAATGGTAGATGGAAACAATATGGGCGATATGGACTTAGATTAACATCGTCACAATCAAATTGGAATCCAGGTCAACAAAGATATACTAAGATAAATTTATTGACACCTAAGGCACCAAGAGAAGATTTCGATCCTTACACGGTAAATATACCTATTGAATTTGATAGATATGAAGGTTTTATAAATAAAAGATATTCTGAACTAAAACCTTTATTAAAAAATGCAGAATTTGCATTAGTATTAGACCTTTCTAAACTTAAATCCATGGATGTTACTAAAAGAAGTGAGACTAGAGAAGAAAGAGAACAAATTAAAAAGGGTGCAACTGCACTTCTTAAACCAGAAGATATTAAAGCCGCAAATATCAAAAGATATTTTGATGAATTAGTAAATAGAAGTAAACTTAAAGGTGATTTAGATGATTTGAAAAATCTTAACAAGTTAATGTTAAAATTATTAGGGTCTCAAAATATTCTATTCTTTTTGGTTGATAATACACAAACTGATGGTTTAAGAGAAATTAATACAATTGGAAATAAAATTTATAGACTTATAAAGGCAATTGAAGGTAGTGGTGAAGGTATACCTGGAAAAGTTGAAGATGTTAATGATGATATTAAAAGAGAAATCTCAGATGCAAATTCTTATTCAAGAAGAGTTAAAACAAATTTGGAATCTATAAAAACTAATCTTCTAGAAGGTATACCTTCACCAAATGATATTATTTTATTTGAAAATGTAATGACTCTTAATAATTTACTTTATAAATATGTATCAAATTATAAAATAGATAATCTATTTGACTATGAAATTCTTTTACAGGAATTATATGCAATTCGTCATGTTTTATATTCAGAAAGATATGGGTTATATAGATTAAGAGACTTTATGGGTAGAGTATCATCTAGTTATGGTAATGATGCGTATAGATATTTCATAAGACTGAGTCAAACAGAGAGTAAAAATGCTAATATTGGAATTAGTAATCTTATTAAATTTATAAAAACTAAGTATTCATTGTAATGAAGTATATAAAAATCTATGAAGATTTTAATAAAGATGATATATTGATAATTGTTGATGTTCAACGTTCATTTAAATCATTCTTTACTGATAACTATTTAAATGAATTAAAGAAATATTGTGAAAAATTTAAAGATGTTTATCAAATATGGGATAATCATGTAAATGGTAAAAATGTTGATAAAGATTATCTTTATGATGAAAATCCAGATATTCCCGTTGAAAAAGATTTATATCAATTTCCAAATCAAAGAGATTTAATTGAGAAACGATATAACTATGATGTTGATGCAGACTTTTACAAGAAAATACTATCAGATGATGTTTATAATGATATAAAGGAAAAAGAAAAGAATAATTCTTTACAAAGAGGTGATACATTCAATACAAAAGAAGGTACTTTCCTTATCTATATTGGTAACAATCATAGATGGTATCACTTACCTAAAAAATTACAAGAATTATTTACCGAACTTAAAGGTAAAGAAGTTGTAATGGTTGGAGGTTCTGATCAAGAATGTTATTTAGATGTTGAAACTGCGGCTAAGGCATTTGGTGTTAAAATTAAAAGAGATTTTAAATATATTTACTCTGCGGATAATTGTCCTATTAAGTAACAGTTGTATAAACTTCATATCCTGCTATAGTAAAATTAACTACCATATATTCTTGGTATCTCTCAGGGTCGTCAAAGAACTCTACCACTAACTCATAACCTATTTGGTCTATCTCAGGTATATAATCTGCAATTTGTGCCATTAATTCACCTTGTATAGTTTCTGCAGATAATTTAGTTTCATATAATAATTCTACTAAATTGGCACCGAAGTTTGGCTCACCTAATACTTCACCTTTATTTGTGAATATAATCATTTCATATTTCTGAACAATAACACGTACAACATCATCTTCTATAAGTTCTGCTTGTTTAAACATAGGATGTCCTGGATAACCGATATAAAAATCTATAAAATTGAAATTAGAATTTGCCATAAATTATATATTAAAAAATAATATATACATTTATGAAATATATGAAAACATACGAATTCTTTTCGTCGGGATTTAGTTCACCCATGAGATTATCAAGTTTGGAATCATTTATAGTATTTAGTAAAAAAAGATACATCTCAAAAGAATATGATGATGATGATTTTAAAAATATAATATCTATATTAGAAAGAGATTGTAAACAATTTTTAAATGAGATAAAGAAGATAGGACAGCCTTTATTCAGAGGAACTAGAAACTTTGATGAGTTTGATACCGGTATTGGTGATAGGTTAGTTAGTGGTGATAGAGAACCTGTTGATACTAATAAAGATATATCTAATATAATTGATAGTTACTTTCAAGAAAAATTTGGTATTAAATTAAGAAGTTCTGGTATATTTGCAACAAAACTACCTAATGTCGCTAGTGATTATGGAACACCTTATTTATTTTTTCCGGTTGATGGCTATGAATATTATTGGAGTAAAGATATAACAGATTTATACGGTATTATTGAACCAGAAGAATGGTATTATAGTGCTACTAAAGATTATGATAACCTAGAATCAAGATGGGATATGTCTTATGGTGAAAATACCGAAGGTGGTGAGTGGTATTATAATGATTATGGATATGGACATGATATAATATCTGCAGTTAAAAAAGTTAAAGATAATAACCCTGAGTTAAAAAGTAAGTCATTTGAATATGTTAAAAATATTCTAACTTGGGAACCAGATATTGATTTTGATAGTTATAAAGAAAATATGAATGATATTTTACATGACAATGTTAAAAAAATTATTTCTGGGTATCAAAAAAGTGGTTTGGATAAGGTTACTAATCAGGAACTAACTTTTATATGTGATAAATATTATTTGGTTGATCCGGGATTTTATCAAAAATTTATAGAATATTTAAAAAATCCTGTCTAGACTGGATTTTTTAATACATCTCTAAATTTACCTACAACAGTCATACCTAATATTATAGGGTCAATTGCACTATCTAATTTAGGAGTATATTCTGTTATAATATAACTTGTTTCAAATAATTTAGATATATCTTCTCGTTTCTCATTAAATGCCCAATCAACGAATGGTTTGCCTAATAATAATAACATAGAGTGTATTTTCTCTGCACCAAAGTTAGACATCAAGAAGTGATATATTTTCTCATAGTCTAAATCATCATATAAACATTTATATAAATCTAACTTAACTTTATTTGATATATTACTAGAACCACTACTTAAAATACCAGTTTCTAAATATCCTTGAACTTCAACTAGTACTGATCTAAAATCTGGAAACTTTTTAGTAATTATAGAAACTAAATCTTCTTTAGGTATTTCTCTATTCTCACTAGGTAAAATTATATTATTAACCTTTTTGAATATTTCCTGTTTTAAATATTTTTCTTCTTCTAATCCTTGACAATCGAAGTCAACTAATTTAATTCTTGACTTTAATCCATCAGATATTTTATTTATATGATTTGTAGTTATAATAAATCTAACATTTCTGTTATATTTTTCAATAAATGCTTTGAATGCGTCTTGAAAGTTTGTACTAACTCTTTCAAATTCATCCAAGAATACATATTTAATATCAGAATTTGTCTCCATCATTGGAGTAAATTTACAAAAATTATCAATTTCGGTCCTGAGAATATCAATAGAAGTATCCATAGAACAGTTCAATTCAATAAATGGAGTTTCTTTAGAATATTTACCTATAAGAATTCTTGCCAAACTAGTTTTACCAGTTCCATAATGACCGTGAAAAATATAGTGTTGAGTTACACCATCTTTAAATTGTTCTCTTATTCTGGGTAATAAAATAACCTCGTCCATATTTTTTGGACGCCATTTTTCCCATAATAATAATTTTTTTACTGACATATAATTTTACTTTACATGATATATTGAAATTACAACGGAAAGTTTTTTAATATATACAAGTATGATAGGAGAAAGATTTAATTTTGAAGATGTATTCTTTAGAGACCTTACTGTATGTGTCTTAGATACATTTGAAGGTCAGGTAAAATGGATTAACCGATTTTCATCAGGAGATAAGTATGTGGAAGTTCCATTTTATTATTCAATGACTGGTGATGAAAGATTCCTATTAGATTCATTTACAGATGATATAGTATCTGGTGATTCAAGTGGTAATGGTAGATATGTTGAATTAAATACTGATATGATACCAAGAGGTCATATCACAATGACTGGCTTTAATATTAGAGCAGATGAGTTTGCAAATCCAAATGTTTGGTTGAGAACTGTTGTTGAGAATGAAATTGAGATTAAAAAGGTATTGGGTAGAGTTAGAGCAGTACCAGTTACAGTAAATTATGATTTAGAAATATTATTATCAAGTGAATTGGATATATTTAAATGTAGTCAAGCAATAATGGATACTTTATGGATATATAAATTTATGTACTTTGAACATAACTTTATGAATATAGATGCTGTTGTTTTAATGCCTGATACTAATAGTATAGAATTGGTAAGAGAAAAGAATTTTACAAGTGATAATACAATAAAATTAAAAGTTTCTTTTGAGGTACAAACATATTACCCTGCTTTTAGAAAAGATAGAGTAGATATGCCGGGATATGCTAAAGGTAGTGGACAATCTGATATGGGTGGACTTACTATCAATGGTGGTTTTTCTAACTATTTTGACCAACCAGGTGCCACAATGTCAAGTTATTACAATCAGGATGAATATTTCTTACAACCAAAAAGAACTAGATGGTTCAATAATATATTAAAATCGAGAGAAGATTCTTCTAAAAGAAATGATAATCCTAGTTCTAGAGGAATACAAAATAGAAACAATAATAAAGATTTATAAAAAGTGGTAAAAAACGGCTTTTTATTATAAATATATAGTTATATAAAAAAAAATAAATTTGAAAATATGAAGAATCTTAAACTTGAATTGTTTAACTTCAAAAAGGATCTTTCTTTTGATCAGGAAGAAATATTTGTAATCGTGGAAAGTCATATGAATGCTTGTAATCAGAATTCTGAGAAAACTATAATTACATCTTTAAACGAAAGATTAAAACCATATACTTATGATGTAAGTGTAAAGGCTTTATTGGAGAACCTTAATGATGATATGGCAAACTATGAATTGTTATATGAATTAAAAAACTTATACAGTGTACTTAATTCTAAAAATCAAGGTGAACTTTATAGACAACCTATAAATGTTTTACTACAAACTATTAATTTAGAAACAGATCAAGACAGAATGTCTAAAGTTCTTAATGAATTGGCAATCTATGACTGGGTTCCTGAAATTAAAGTATTTGTACATAATTTAACTAAATCTCCTGAGAAAAGAACTAATCTTTTAAGTGGTGGTAACGCAGAATCAATTTTTACAGTTGTTGAGCAAGTTGAAGAAGGACATGTTGCATTAGTTAGAGATTCTTGGTTTTTATTAACTGAAAATAATATCGAAAAAACATTATTAGAAAATCATGTTAAAGATATTGATGCTTTACAAAGTTTAAGAACTTTAGAAACGGCAATGAAATTTGCATCAGTTACTGAAAATAGAATTAACTTCAGAATTTCTGAATATCTTACAATCGGTTTATCTGTTGGTAAAAAAAGTGGATTATTCATCAATGATGATGAGTTAAATGAAGAAACTACATTAGAAAGTTTATTCAATTCGCCAATTGTTCCAATCGTTAACAAAAACTTTTATCCAGTATTGTTGGAAACTTCTAAAAATTTAGATAAATTTGTTGAATTAGATGTTGTAAAAAGAGTTAATAATTTAGTAAATCCTTATTTAGAAGTATTTGCTTTCAATTATAAAAATACTACTTTTGTTTACAGATGTGATGAGAGATATGGCAATTCATTCTTTAAATACGAATCTGCATTAGAATTAGTTAATGAAGTTAGAAATGAACTTAACTATGATTTGACTTATTTCTTTGAAAATAAATTAAGTAAAGAATTAGTTGTTAAAAGAAAACTTGAAGATAAAGAAAGAGAAATTTCTATGAAATTAGAAGATATTAACTTTAACATTGAGAAAATTAAAGGTTCTATCCAAATGATTGGTGAATCTGAAACTTTAACAACTGCACTTTCTAATTTAGAAAAAAGAAAAGATAATCTTAACAATGATTTATCAGCAGTTAAAGAATTACAATATAAAGAAAGAGTAAGAGCATAATTTTTAATCTTTAAATATAATAAAAAATACTCAAATGAAAGTTTGAGTATTTTTTTTAAACTTATTTAAAAACATTATCTATAACATGAATGAATAGCATTTATGAAATCTCAAAAAAATAAAAAATATGCTATAAAAATGGAAAAACATTACCTAAATAATAAAGAATTATATATTGAAATAATAGTTAGTAAGGCTCACGGAAGACTAACAAGAAATGCAGAAAAAATGCTAGAAATCTTAGCAAAGAAAACAATAAAAAAAATGAGATATTATTCCAATGATGACAAACTTGATTGTTATCAGAGTGGATTATTAGATATGTTTCAAAACTGGTATAACTTCAACGAAGATAAATCAATAAATGCATTTGCTTATTTCACTGAAATTTTTAAAAGAGGATTAGCAAAAGGATGGAATGACCTTTATAAAAAGAAGGGTGATAACGATCATCAAATTAAACTTATCTCAATAAATAGTGCAAATGACGGAAACGGATTACACTCTATATAATATAAAAATATTTGTTATAGTGGCTGCTCCAGGTTTTCAGCCACTATAACAAATTTAATAGGTTTTATTACAAGAAAAAATATAAGAAAGAGAAAAATAAAAAACTTATTTAATCTTTCTGATACAATTACTAAATAAAAACTAATGAAAAACTTATCAGAAACTATTATTCTTCAACTTTGGGAAGAATCTATTAATGGAAAAGGTTCACGACCAGATGGTTGTTCTATACACATAGATTTAAATAGTAGATTAGATTATATTAATACCGAATATGAATTACGAAAATCAAATGTTATTCCTGATGAATATGAAATTGCGATAGGTGATCCTATTGAAGTGATTGTCACTGACAATATCTATAATGTTTTAAAAGAAGTAAAGTCAGTTAGACTACTACAGAATGAACTTAGAAATTTAATTGATTTAAAAGAGATTATTTACGAAGTTTAAACATTAAATTTATTTAAATGTAATTCAGTTATAATAATAAATTCATATCCTTTTTTATTACACCAACTAATCATTGTTTCCCATTTAATTTTATTTTTGTATGCCATCTTTAGATCATACTCAAAACTTTTTAATTTCTTTAGACCATCCGAAGGAATATTTAACTTACCTTCATTTAATTTTAAAACCATTTCATATTCTTTTTGAGGTTTGACTTCAACTACAACTTCTTTTAAAGAACCATCTGGTGTTCTCATTCTATAAAAGAAATCTGGATAGTATCTATGATTCTTTATTCTAGTATCTCCATTATCAAAATGAGTCATCTGGTAAGGTATTTCTAAACATTCTGCACCCCATTGAAAAATTTCTGGCTTCATATCCATCCAAAACATTATTTTCTTTTCCCAAGAGCTTCTATAATATACTCCACCTTCTGTATTTAATTTTAAGACTTTATCTTTATTTTTGGGTATGTAGTTACCACCATGGTATCTACTATTATTCGGTTTTGAGTTTATCATATATTATATATTAAAATGTTTATATATAAATGAAAATAATACCTTGATATGGCTGAGTTGATAGAAAGAGTTAAATTAAGTTTGCTTGCAAATGGAGATGGAATACCTGAAAATTTTAAAAATAATTCTTTGTTCTTTTATGATAAGTATCAAAAATCAGCTAAGGATGTTGAGTCAGTAAATATAACAGATATATATCCAGGTGGATTTTATTTCTTTCATTATCGTGATGATTCTAACTGGATGAAATTCTCACCAGTATTTGTTGTTAGTTTTAAAAAATTTAATGACCAAATAGTTTTATTTGCATTAAATTTCAACTTTCTACCAATTGAGATAAGAACAATGATATTTGATAAATATATTTTACCAGAAGACTTTGAAAAAAATAACTTTTTAAAAGTTGATTATCAAGGTATGTATGATGAAGTTAGAAAATTAGGATTTGAATATGCACTTATGGAATTTAATGCAATTCAAATAGTTCGAGTTCATAGAATACATTTAGAATTATTATCAAGATTTTTATATTCACAACATCCAAAAAATACTTATGATCCAAATAAACTAAATCAAATATGGGTTGCTAAGTTAGGTAATCGTGATCAAAGACATAAAGAATTAATGTCATCTGCATTAAATGAGTTTTATGATGTTAATCATGAAATATCTGATAAGTATAATGTTATGAGAGATCACATCAAAAGATTACAGACAAGTCTTACTAAATATGGTAAAAGATAAAAAACCGAACTAAAATAATGTTTTTTTGGAGGAATAAGTAAAATTTAATATATAAGTAAAATTTTTAATTAACTTAATGGCATCATATAATAATTCGGATAACAATAATAGTGGAGGTTCAAACTTCGCATATACCAATTCAGCAGTTGAAAATAAAGGACTATTTAGTAGAATACTTAGAACACTTTCCAGTTATGGAATGAACTATGATGATATGATTGTTAGAAATCAAGTGGGTATTGGTATAAACGAGGATCCATATGCTGCCAAAGGAAATTCGATGTATGATTTCTTTTCAAGTCGGGCCGTTGCATCAGTATTAAACAGAAAATCTATTCCTTATTTAGATAAGGCTTATGCTGATAAAAGAAGAATCCTTAGAGAGTATTCTATTAAAGACGAAATTAGAGACTTTGTGAGTACAGTTGCTGATGAGTGTATAGTTTATAATGATGATAGAGATTTCTGTTCTCCTACTGCTCTACCTACAGAGTATTCAACAGAGATACACGATAAGTATCAAGAATTTTTCGAAAGAATATATAATAAATTTGGTTTCGCTGATAATATTACTGCATGGAATATGATGAAAGACTTTTTAGTTGATGGTTATGTTGCACTTGAGATTATATATGATGATAAAAAGAAAAATATTATTGGTTTCAATAGATTAAGACCAGAAACATTAGTTCCTGCATATGAACCATCAATAGGACATTTATGGATTCAATTTCCAGAAGATCCACAATTAAGAAGAATATTTTTAGATTCACAATTAGTTTATGTTTCATATTCTACACAAAATGAATTTGCAGAAACTTCTTATGTTGAGGGTTTGATTAAACCGTACAATCAATTAAAAATATTACAACAAACAAGAATAATGTTTAACATTATTAATGCAACTGTTTATCAAAAGTTTACTATTCCGATTAAAGGTATGTCGAGACAAAGAGCTGAAGAACAAATCGGTCAATTGATACATGATTATTCTGAAGAAGTTGAATGGGATGATTCATTGGGTACATTAAGTATAAATGGATCTAAACATTTACCTTATAACAAACAAATATGGTTTCCAGAGGGAGAAGGTGGTACACCAAATATGGAATTAGTTTCACCTCAGGGACATAATCTTAATGATGATTCGATGCTTGATTGGTTTTACAAGGCATTAAAAAGAGCATCAAAAATTCCAATTAGTAGATTTGAAGGTGAGAATGGTGGTGGTAATTTAGTTACTGATGCGGCAGAGATGACCAGAGATGAGATTAAGTTTCATAACTTTATTAGTAGATTAAGAGCAAACTTTAAAGAGTTGATTGTTAAACCAATTAAATTACAAATGTTAATTGAATTTCCAGAATTAAAAGATGATGAATTCTTTGTAAATGCGGTTGATATTGTTTTCTTTTCAAATCAAGTTTTTGAGGAATGGAAAAAGATAAATAATTTAGAAAAGAAGGCAGGTATTGTTGGTACTTTACTTGGAGTTATGAATGGTGAGAAACCTTACTTCCATATTGAATGGATTATGGATAACGTATTTAAGCTGACACCAGAAGACAAAGCAGAGAATATGAAGTATTGGGCTAAGGACCTTGCTAATCAAGCAGCAGGGGCAACTGGTGAAGCTGGTGAACCATCCGAAGGTGGAGGTGGTGGAGGTGGAATGAGTCCTGAGTTTGGTGGTAGTGGTGAAAGTGGTGAGGCTCCTATGGAAGGTGGTGGACAAACTGGTGCACAAGCTGGTGGTCAAGCAGCACCTCAAGCAGCACCTCAAGCGGCTCCTGAACCTCCTGCTGCACCCGAAGCTGGAGAATTTGAGTTCTAAAATATATATAAGATAATAAAAAATCCTTTCAAAATTGAAAGGATTTTTTTATGCTACATTTTTTGGTGTCTGTATTATAAAGTTTAGAATCTTACCACTAATGAATTGACTTATCTTAATTTCTATACCTGTATCAACAATTGATTTAACAACTTTACCTGGATCAGTTGTGAGTATTCTAGTTTTTAGAGTGAGTTTTTCAATTTTATTACCATTTAAAATAAATGTCATTCCAATTACAGAACAACATACATT